ATATAGTTACAGAAGTTGATATTCTCAATACCAATCCCCAAAAATCCAAGTACATAAGAACAAAGAATAAAAAGTTTACCGATTATGTAATTTGTAAAACTAATAGAGCACTACAAATTGATAATATTAGTTCATTATTTACAAGCAAAGAATCTAGTCTTGGATTTACAATACTTGATGAAATGCAGGAAGATTATGCAAGATATTTGGTACAAATTATAAACCCAGATACAAATGAAATTCAATTAACGGAAGTTATTGCAACTAATAGTACTAATAACATATTTACAACTAAGAGGGCAACTTTAAATAGTGATACAAATTCTGGAACATCTGAAGGTGCGGAATTAGGAGATATCTATGGAATATTTGATTCTCCAGAAGATACTAAGAAAATAGTTTTTGCACCTACAGATCAATATGATTCTGATTTTGATATTAAGGTATTAACGAGTCTGTTTAATTTCCAACAATTAGGAATTGGAACTGTACAGAAACAAACTATCGGTAGTGTTGATTTAATTGCTTCTAACGTTGGGGTTGGAACAACAACTCTAATTCCACTCGAAAATGCTATCGCTACCTTTGATAGATCTAATTTTGGAGCAGTATTTGCAACATTATTTGTAGAAAACAATGAGACTCAAGAACATAGTGTTGTAGATTATTCGGCAATATATCACGATGGAGAAATTTACGAAGCAGAATTTTTCTTAGATAATGATTCATTTAATTATTCGATTAATCAGATTGGTATTGTCACCACAAGACTTGTTGGTTCAAATAAAATTGAAATTAGAGTTATAAATGATGAAACAAGTCCTTTAACAGTTCGTTCACAAATTGTATCTCTCACAAATACTCCAGGAATTTCAACCTATTATTTTGATATACCAGGTCAAACTCTAGAATCTGTTAGAACTGTAAGATTTGAATCAAGTGAAATCACTTCTAGTGGAAATTCTATAGGTATAGTTTCTACCAACATTGATTCATCATCTGCAAATTCATACATAAAAGTTTCCACTGGTTCAACTTTTGCGTTGCATAGATTGCTTCTAGTTCATGATACTGAAAAAGTATACACAACACAATTCCCATTCTTCTCAAATGACGATATATCCGAAGCAGGAATTGGTACTTTTGGTGGAGAAATAGTAGGTTCCTCAGTCAATTTGAATTTCTATCCTGATTCAGAATATGTTGGGGCAGGAGTTACAATTCAAGGTTTCCATGAAATTTACTTCAATCAGTTAGATCTTCTCAATATTCCAGATGAACTTAATTATGGTTCAAATACTACCAAACTATTCCAAACTTCTTATGATGGAGTTAATGGTTCTAGATCTGATAAAAAACAATTCCCATTAAATTATAAAGGAACTCCAATATATCAAAAAACATTTGCACCTAATGCAACAACAATTAGTCTCGATGGAGATGGAGTTGCAACATTCAATATTCCAAATCACTTCTTCAATACTGGAGAAGAGTTAACATACACTCCTACATCATCTTTTGATAATGTCTTCAGTGCTATCGGAATAGGATTGACCGCAGATTATCTTGGTGTCACAACTACTTTACTTCCAGAAAAAGTTTATCCAATTGTTCTTACGCAAGATACATTTAAATTATCAACCAGACCAGATTATGCATCTGCAGGAATAGCAATTACAATCACTAATTATGGTACTGGAAATGCTCACAAACTCGAAATGACCAAAAAACTGTCAAAAGCAGTTATATCTCTTGATGGAATTGTTCAGCAACCAATATCATATACAACAGTTTCTCATGAAACTCTTTACAACGATAGCAATGTCGTCTCTGTAGGAACGACATTCTTCGCTATGAGTGGAATATCCTCAATACAACCAAGAGATATTCTAAAGATAGATGATGAATATATGAAAGTTGTTGAGGTTGGACTTAGTTCGAGTAGTAATGGTCCAATTGGTCTTGTTGCCGCTGGAATTGCTGCAACTATACCATGTGTTGCAGTTGAGAGAGGTGTAGTAGGATCTGGAATATCTTCACACACAGATGGAACTGAAGTCAGAGTTTACAGAGGTGCATTCGATATTGTAGAAAGTGATATCTTCTTCTTGGATGCTCCAAAGGGTAATGCAAGAAATGAAAGAGATAGCAGTAATTTACCATTCCCAACTTCATCGTTCAATGGAAGAATATTTACAAGATCGTCTTACAATGAAAATATTGTTTTTGACGATATCTCAAATTCATTTACTGGAATTGGTCAAACCTATATAATAACCTCCAATGGTATCAATACAACTGGATTATCGAATGGAAATGGTATTGTATTCATCAATGGTGTATTCCAAACACCAACAACAGATAACAATATTGGAAATAATTATGAATTGAATATAAATGAATCTGCTGGAATTTCTAGTATCCGATTTACTGGAATTACCTCTGTTGATGGTTCATATATTAAATCAGATTTTGATATCAACCAAAATCAATTACCAAGAGGTGGTTTAATTGTTTCTCTCGGATCCACAACTGGACTGGGATATGCCCAATTGACAGGATCTATAGTTGGTCTCATTACAGATTCATCTGGATCTATTATTGATATTCTTACTTCACCATCAAGAAATAGAGATTATGCAATCCAAACAGCATCTTATGATAATGTTTCAGGTATTTTAAATATAACCACTGTTGATAATAACACATTTGAAGAGAATGATTTAATTCAACTAGAAGGACTTGAATTTTCTTGTGCTGCACCACACGCTGGTGTTACTACAACTATTTTCCCAGACGGATCTAGTCCATCAGGATTTACCTTCTCTGTTGAAAGTAAGTATTCTAACAATAACTTTGATATTAACGTTGGAGTTTCTACAATCCCACACACTTATGTTGGATTTGGAACTGCATATGAGTACTTAGATAATTTAAATAATGGTTCTGGATATAGAGGTCCAGTTTCTGTTGCAGTTACTGATGCATCATATGCAGGTTCTGGTGCAGAAATATCTGCCACTGTTGGTGCGGGAGGAACACTCACGTTTACAATTGATCAACCAGGAACTGGATATTTGAATCCAATACTCAATATTCCAAATCCAATCTACGAAAATATGCAGATTGTTGGAAAATCGAGACTTGGAATTGGAACTACAACTGATACTGGAAGCAATTTACTATTAAATTTGTCTGTTGGTCAAAATAGTAATCCAATTTTTAATGACAGATTTGCAGATGCTGCCAATTTAATTGAGGCAAATAAAGAACTAATTGCAGAAGTTGCAGTTGGTAGAATGCTTGCAGCGTTCCCATCATTCACAATTCCTAATGGAAATCAAAACTGCATTGATGATATTGTAGATGTATTAGAATCAATTGCATATAATTTGAGATATGGTGGAAATGACTTCGTATATGATGCTGCAAATCTTTATATTACAGGTGCTCATGTCGCTGGAGAAGAGGCAGAATCTGTATATGCCTATGAAGAAGCAAAGAGTATGGCAATTGAAGCAATGACCAACGTTCAAATAACGATTGGTGGATACTCAAATAAAATCCAAGTGTTTGACTTGAGTATTACTGCAGATCCACAAACTGGATTTAATACAGATCCCAATTCTTGTGCAAATGTTGCATCTGCAATTGAAACTTATGTTGGAATTGTTACCAATGCGATTGATAGTTCAACATTACCATCTCAAAGAACTGTGGCACCTGGTTCTTTGTATGAGGTTAATGGTTTTACAATAGCAAGACCAGGGCATTCATTCAATGTCGGTGATAAGTTTACGGTTGTTGGATTGGTCACAGATGCTAGATTGTCCGAACCAATTTCTGAATTTGAATTAGAAGTCGTTGAAATATTCAATGATTTCTTTGCTGGTTGGCAATTTGGAGAACTTGATTATATTGATAGTTTTAAGAATCTGCAGGATGGAAGAAGAACAAGATTCCCATTATTCTACAATGGCGAACTTATAAGTTTTGAAAAAGAAGAAGAGAGTGAACTCTCATCCCTAATTGATTTGGATTCAATATTAATCATATTTGTTAATGGTGTTATTCAGTCTCCTGGAGTTGCATATCGTTATGAAGGTGGAACCTCAATTAATTTTGATAGAGCACCAGATGTTGATGATGAAGTAGATGTATTTTTCTATGTTGGCGATAGAAATGTTGATATTGATCAATCAGATATTAGAGAAACTATTAAAAAAGGTGACGGAGTATTCATCAAGAAAAATCCTACAATATTAGGAACTAAATCTCAAGAAAGAAATAGAACTGTAGTTGATTTATCAACATCAGACACTATAGAAACTGATATCTATACTGGTTTTGGTATAGATGACGTAAACGAAAGATCTCTTGAATGGATTAAGCAAAAATCCGATTTGGTAATTAATAATGAAAATGTATCAAAGGCTAGACCAATTTATGAGCCAAGAATATTCCCAACGGCAAAGGTTATTGGAAGTATAGATTCTTCATCTACAAGTATATTTGTAGATGAGGCAAGACATTTCTTCATCGAAGAAGATATTTTCAATGAGGTAATTTCTAATGTTAGTGCTTTAGTTGTTGACAATACACCAATCATTGCAGCAGCTGCAACTGCAGTTGTCAGTGCTGCTGGAACAATACAGTCTATTGATATTACACAATCTGGTTCTGGATACATTGGTGATGAAACTATTTCTATAGCACATCCAGGATTTAGAAATGATGTTGGAATTGGAACAACGACGGCAACAGCGACTCTGAATATTTCTAACGGTATTGTAATAGGTGCTACTATTGGTAATGTTGGTGCTGGATATACACCAAGTGCTCCACCAAGTGTATTAATCAAATCTCCAGACTTTAAGTTTGAACAATTTAATGGAATTGAGTTATATCAAGGATTCTCAGGAATCATCACTGGAATTACTACCAGTGCAGGAACAGGTGGAAATCCAATGGCATTAAACTTCTTCTTTAGGGCAGATATTTCTGATGCCATTGATTTACAGATTGGATATCCAGTATTAATTAATGACACTACCCATGGTGATGGTGTGATATCAATTAATTCTTCAGAATCTGATGTTGTTGGTATTGGAACTTCATTCTTTGATAATGTATATGTTGTAAATGATAAATTCAATGTTGGTCCAATATGCGATATCACTTGCAATATTTCTGCAGCAAGTGAAGCATCAGTTGTATCAATCGTTGGTACTGGAATAACTGGAGATTATCTTGGTAAAATGTCTTGGGGTAGATTATATCAATATTCAAACAGATTAAATCCTGTTTCTATTGCAGTTACTGGACTTACTGTTGATAGTGGATTGTCAACTTTCCCAACAATACAAAGACGTGGATATGGATTCTTAAATGCTGGTGGAATAGCAATTAGTTAAAAATACACATAAATAAAGGAAAAAGTTTAATAAAGATGTCGGCAATTGTTACTGATCAATTTAGAATATTAAATGCTAGTAATTTTGTAGATTCAGTAAACCAATCTGACAATTCTTACTATGTGGTTATCGGATTGCCAAATTCGTCAACAGCTGTTGGATTTGGTAGATCTGAGGAATGGGATACAAATACCCCCGATCCAGAAGATAGTTTTTCGTATAATGCACATTTTGGTGATACCATCATGTATGGTAAAAAAATATCGTCTTCAAATATTAGAAGGATTGTAAGAAGATTAGATTGGGCTTCTGGAAATAGATACGAAATGTATCGTCATGATTACAGTTTGGAAAACAGATCTCCAATAAAAGATGCTACAAGATTATATGATGCAAATTATTATGTACTGAACTCTGATTTTAGAGTTTACGTTTGTATTGATAATGGTTCTGATGAGGATAATCCTTCGGGAAACATATCTATAGATGAACCCAAGTTTACCGACTTGGAACCATCAAAGGCAGGTGATAGTGGTGATGGATATCTTTGGAAATATCTTTTCACAATTTCTCCATCAGATGTAATTAAGTTTGATGATTTAGATTATATCACAGTTCCCGATAATTGGGAAAATAGTAGTGATTTTGGTAATAAGGCAGTTAGAGATTCTGCAAACTCAACTCTTAACTCAAATCAAATTAAAAAGGTATATATTGCCGATAAGGGAAGCGGATATCAAAATGGTAGTCATGAAGTTGATATACTTGGAGATGGTTCTGGTGCAAGAGTAAGAGTTACTGTAGAATCCACACAAATTACAGATACTATAGTAGTTGCTGGTGGTAAAGGGTATAGTTGGGGTATCGTTGACTTAGGCAGCATCAATGGTAGTGCTGCAGGAAATTATGCAAATTTGGTTCCTATTATTCCACCATCGTTAGGACACGGATATGATGTTTATAGAGAATTGGGTGCTGATAGAGTTCTAATTTATGCAAGATTTGATGATTCGACTGAAAATTATCCAACTAATACTAGATTTGCCCAAGTTGGTATTGTAAAAAATCCAACTTCTTTTGGTTCAGAATCTCTATATGAGGATAACACTTTTACTAACTTATACTCTGTCATATTTAAATCACTTTCTGGAACTCCAACAATTGGTGAAAAAATTAGGCAATCAATAAATAACGAGGAAATTTTTGGATATGTCGCTTCATACGATGAAGAAACTAAAGTATTAAAATATTTTTATGATAGGTCATTATTTTTGAGACCTGATACGTCAGATTATGCTGGTGTTTCAACTGGTGCAAAATTCAATACGTTTAGATCGGATAACGCAAATATTTTTGGATTAGACTCTAATTTTAGTGGAGAAATTTTCCAAGAATTCAGTGGTATTACAACAAATCCAAGTGGAACTAAAGTTATAAACTTGGGTGTTGCATTTAATAATGGACTTGCTGAACCTCAAATAAATACAGGGTCAGGTGATTTATTGTATATCGACAATAGATCTGAAATTGTTAGAAACTCTCGCCAAAAAGAAGACATTAAGATTGTACTGGAATTTTAAAAAATGCCACAAAAAACTAACTTAAACGTAAGCCCATATCATGATGATTTTGATAGGGCAAAGAATTTCTACAAGGTTTTGTTTAAACCTGGATTTCCTATTCAGGCGAGAGAACTAACAAATCTTCAGTCTATACTGCAAGACCAAGTTGCGCAATTTGGGTCTCATGTATTCAAAGAAGGTTCTATGGTTATACCTGGTGGTGTAACCTTTGATCCAAATTATACAAGTGTAAAGGTAAATGACTTGCACTTGGGTCTCAACATCAAATTATATTTGGATACCATAATTGAGAATAAAATACAACTTAGAGGTCAAAACTCAGATATTTTAGTATCAGTAAGAGGATATCTTCTACCAAGTAGTGGTGAAGTAGATGATATTACTCTATTTGTAAAATATATATCTTCAGATTCATCAAATGAAAGTGTTGCATTACCCGATAATGAGATTCTTCTTTTAGAATCTTCTTTGACTTATGGAAACACAACTTTAAATTCAGGAGATTCTGTTATAACTCTAGTTTCGGCAGATGCATCACATATTGGATCTGCTGTACATGTTGCAGAAGGAGTATACTTTATTAGAGGAACTTTTACTAGAGTTTCTAAAGATACTTTGATATTAGATCCATATTCTAATAATGTATCATATAGAATTGGTCTGTCTGTTAATGAATCTATTATCACTAGTGCTGAAGATAATAGTTTAAATGATAACGCGAAGGGATTTACAAATTACGCAGCTCCTGGAGCAGATAGATTTAAAATTGATACATTACTATCTAAAAAATTATTAACAGATAATAATGATATAAACTTTATAGAACTTTTAAGAATTGTTAACGGAAAAATTCTTAAGGTTCAGGATAAGAGTGTATATTCTAATATCAAAGAATATTTGGCAAAAAGAACTTTTGACGAGTCTGGAAATTATGCCTTAGATAATTTTGAAATTTCTGTAGAGAATAGTTTAAATGATAATATCAGCAGAACCCCCAATGGTTTATATAGCGCCGATGAATTAACTGACAATGGGAATGTACCCTCAGATGATTTGATGAGCATTACAGTCTCTCCAGGGACTGCATACGTTAAAGGATTTGATGTCCAGGTATTCAATTCATCAGTAGATGTACCAAAACCAAGAACAACCAACAATGTACCTTCAGCATTAATACCATTCGATACTGGAAGTCTTATTAGAGTCAACAATGTTTATGGTGCTCCTGTCATAAATTTGTCCGACAACACAATCGATTTATATGATGAAAGAAGAAATCCATCAATTCCAACCATTGGTACTGGAAATAAAATAGGTAGTGCTAGAGTTTATTGGTTTGGATTAACTGATGATAGTTATTCTGGAGCAGCATCTTCCTGGGATTTATATCTTTATGACATCCAAACGTATACAAACTTAGAAACAACTGCAACAGTTTCTGAACCTATTGGTTCATATGTTAGAGGATTAACTAGTGGGGCAACTGGATACCTTGACAATATTAATGCCAATGTCAATCTCTCCATTATTAACACATCAGGTAAATTCCTAAAAGGTGAAAGTGTAATTTTCAATGAAGATCAAACAACAACAAAAAATATTACCAATGTTATAGTATATTCACTGGAAGATGTAAAATCAATATTCCAAGATTCTAATGGAATTGATCCTTCATATCCAACAGACTTTGGTGCAGATACAATACTATATGATTTTATTCCAGGAGGATTTTCTGCAACAGATACTATAACAATTTCTAGTGGAGAAGTGACATCTTCTGGAAAATCTTTCACAAAAGAAAATGGATTTTCTATTGGAACAATAATAAAGTTTCAAGATCCAGCTGCAGGCAGTACAGATCCACTGACATATGCAAAAATAGATTCTGTTAATGCAGATTCGACTATAATGCAAATTGTACCTACAACATCTATTAGTGGTGTTAATAAAGGAACTCTACCAACTTCTACTGCAATTGTTACTTTCAAACTTGGATATCCAGAAGTTCTTAATTATGATAAAAGGGCTTTATATTCACCATTAGCAAAGCGTGATGTCGCTAGTATTGATTTATCTAAAGCATCTTTAACTATTACTAGACAATCATTAGGAAATACCACAAATTCTAATGGAGAACTCTCAATTACAATTTCAGATGTTCTCGATTCTTCTTCTGGATTAGTTTCTGCATTTTTTGAACCATATGATGCAGAATTGTATTCTGTTACATATAGTAATGGAACGATTGAAGATTTAACATCGGATCAGGTCACATTCACATCGGATTATAAAACAGTCAATATTAGTGGTTTGACTGCTTCACAAACAAACGTTAATGTAACAGTTACATTAAGAAAGACGGACATAACATCTAAGTCTAAAATATACTCTAGAAGTAATAAGTTGATTGTTAATAAGTCTCAGAAAGATACTTCTACATTAACAAAGAGTACTCAATACGGTCTTAGAGTTGAAGACAATGAGATTTCTCTCAATGTTCCAGATGTTGTTGATGTTGTAGCAGTATATGAGTCCACTAATTCTACTACTCCAGTTTTAGATAAGTTTAAGTTTATCACAGGATATAGTTTAGACGTAAATTCAATCCCTGGGGAAAAAATTGTAGGCAAAACAAGTAAGGCAACTGCACAATTGATTTCTGCAACTTCACCAACTGAAGTGGAATATGTTAGATTGAGTCCAGTACAATTTATTCCTGGTGAAACGGTAGTTTTCCAAGAGTCTAATATTCAGGCAGTACCAACAGAAATTATTCCAGGAAGTTATGTTAATTTAACCTCAAATTACAAACTGGATAAGGGACATAAAAAACAATATTGTGATTATTCAAAATTAGTAAGAACTTCTGGATTAGCATCCCCCAAAAAAGAATTACTGATCATATTCAACTACTACAAAGTTGAACAAACTTCAGGAAGCACTGGTGATATATTCACAGTAAATTCTTATCCAGCGGATAGATTTGCATATGATATTCCAAGTATTGATGGATTAAGAATAAGTGATACTTTAGATTTCAGACCAAGAGTTGCACCATTTACAAGTACATCTGGATCACCATTTGCATTCTCACAGAAGACATTTGAATCTGTATATGGATTTACTTTAACCCCAAATACTGCATGTCAGGTTTCATATGATTATTATCTTGGCAGATTTGATAGAGTTTCTATAAACTCTATTGGTGATATAAAGGTAAGTCAAGGAACCCCTTCCGAAAACCCACAATTTGCTGCACTTCCAGATGGAACGATGGAACTTGCACAAATTAGACATCCAGCATACCTGTACAATCCATCCGACTCCAAAATTAGATTAATTGACAATCAAAGATATACAATGAGGGACATTGGTAATATATTTGAGAGAGTCGAAAATCTTGAAGAGACAACTGCACTTTCACTATTGGAAGTTGACACAAAATCTTTGGTTGTCAAGGATGCTACTGGACTGAACAAGTTTAAGTCTGGATTTATAGTATCAAACTTCTCAGATAAGACAATATTGAATACAAATGATGCAGAAAATAACAATGATATTGATAGTCAAGAAGGATGTTTAAGGTCATCTATTGATTTCTGGTCAATTGCTGCAGAACTGGCATTAGATCCTTCTATCGATAAAACAACTGCAGATTTAAATGCTAATTTAAAACTCTTAGATCCAAATATTAAAAAAACTGGTGATATTTTAACATTAGACTATACTGAGGTTGAAATGATAAATCAACCTCATGCAACTGGAGTTGAAAATGTAAATCCTTTCAATGTCATTGCATTTGTTGGTGGAATTAAATTAGACCCACCATCAGACAACTGGGCAAGAACAGTATACGAAGAAAATATTAAAAAGGAAAGTACGGGAGCATATTGGAGGCAGACTTCAAATACTACTTCAAGGCAAAGGAGATGGCAATCAGGTAAAAAGTTATACACTGAGACAACAACTACAACAAATTATGGTAGTGAACTTGCAACTAAGTCTCCAGAAATTGATTTTGTCGAAAGTGTTAAGATAACTACATCTGTTGACCCCTACATGAGGGAAAGAAACGTATACTTTGCAGCAAATGGACTAAAACCATTTACGAAACATTATCATGTTTTGGATAAGGTTAAAGTTGATATTATTCCAAAAGTAAATCGAATTGAAATGACAAGCGGCACTTTCAGTGTTGGCGAAGAAGTTGAAATTTTTGACACTGCTGGAGATAAAGTTGCACTTTGTAGTTTGAAAGCACCAAATCATAAGTTTGGTTCAAACAGTAATACTTCAGAAGTAGCATATGAAACATATTCGGTAAATATTTACGATAAAGGTGCAACTCCTCCTGGAGATAATTATTCTTCAACATCTACATTAATTAACTTTGATGTAAAGAAAATTTCTTTGACTGATAATGAGCAGTTTGGGTATATTACTGAGGGATGTAAAGTAGTTGGAAAAACTAGCAGTGCGGTTGCTCAAATAACAAAATCTGAATTGATATCTGACAATTTTGGAGATATAATTGGTGCATGGTATTTTAGAGACCCATTAGCAAATCCAAAACCAACAAAACTTGTAAAGACTGGAACTAAAACATTCAAAATTACTGCTGTTCCACCAGGAACTGTAGTTCTTCCAGGATCTTCAAAATTTGCAAGTAATTCTGAAGGAACATTTAGTGGTTCTGGAGTTATTACCCTCCAAGAAACAACTAAGGTGCAACTTAGAAATCCACCAAAACCAGCAGATAAACCTACTAGCGTAAAAGTACAAACTCAAGCGGTACATAGAGATCCTTTAGCTCAGACTTTTACCACAGATTCTGATGGGGCATACTTGACTTCAGTTGACGCATTCTTTGCATCCAAAGATGATAATGCTAAAGTATTTGTAGAACTTAGAACTGTAGAACTTGGAACTCCAACAAATCTTCTTGTACAAGATTATGCTACCGTCGAATTAAACCCATCTAATATTAATATTCCAGAAGATCCCAATAAACCAGTAGCAACAAATATTAAATTCCCATCTCCAATATACTTGGAACCAAATACTGAGTATTCTTTGGTTTATCTGGCACCCGCATCAGATTTATATGAGATGTATGTCGCCACAATGGGTCAAAAAACATTGGATACTTCATCATTACCAGATGTTGAAAATGTTATTGTTGCTAAGCAATATATTGGTGGTAGTTTGTTCAAGTCTCAAAATGGTACTATTTGGACACCAAGTCAGTATCAGGACATGACATTCAAGTTGTATAAGGCAAAGTTTGTCAGTAGTGGTACAGTATCCTTCTATAACACACCAATCTTACCTGGTGGAAATAATGCTGATAATTTAATTAATAATCCAATTTCAACTTATCCTAGAAAGGTATCTCTCGAAGTTTCAAATACAACAGGAATTAATACTTTTACACCTGGAGTTAAAATTGGACAAACACCTGCAAATCCAACATCAATTACAGGAATCATTGAAGCAGCAGGTAAATCTTTATCTGGTGCTGGTCTATCAGTAACTTCTCCAGGTATAGGTTATTCGGACGGAACACATACTGGTGTGAATTTGATATCTTTGGATGGAAATGGTTCAGGAGGATCTGCTACAATCTCAGTAGTATCAAATAAAATTGTTTCAATAACTGCAACCTCATTTGGTAAAGGATATATCTCTGGCGAAAGACTTGGAATTGTTACTAGTAGCATAGCAGGAAGTCAAAAGGGAACTGGAGCTATTATTGGTATAACAAACCTCGGTTCTGTTGATATTGATACTTTATACTTAACTTCCGTTTCTGATACGAAATTTAATTCTGGTGAAACATTAGTGTATTATAATGGTGACACAAGAGAAACAACAACAGCGACTGTATCAGCAGATTCTACAACATTATCTCCTCTCTATGAAGGAAACGTATTTAAACTGACTCAGTATAATCATGCACATCATTCACAAAACAATAAGATTAAAATCGTTGACGTAGCACCTTCTAGAGAATCATCCACTCTATCTCAAGATGTTGGATTAAACGATACTGTAATTTCAATTGCAAATACAACACCTTTTGCAAGATTTGAAGGTATCACCACTAGTGCTGGTTATGCTTTAATTGAATCTGAAGTTGTATCGTATAACAGTATTGGTAGTGGAACAATTACGATTTCTGGAAGAGGATTGAATGGAACTTCGGCATATACACATGACTCTGGTGCGAAGATTACCCCATATGAGATAAACGGAGTATCCTTAATGAGGATTAACACCGAACATACAATTTCTAATCTTTCCAATCAAAATTCGATGGATTCTTATAATATTGAATTTGATAGAGGATCAAGACCTGGATTGAATTTTGGTGAAGAGTCTCCAGTTGGTGGAAATGATGTTAAAGTTTCTCAAAATAGACAATTCAATTCTATTCAACCACTATTTAATGTAATTGCTCCAGGTGATAGTGCTATTGAATGTAATGTTAGAACTATTACAGGAACAAGCGCTGGTGGTTCCGAAAAATCATTCCTAGATTCTGGGTATACGCCATCAACATTGAACGATACAGTATTTTTTGAAACACCAAGAATGGTTGCATCTCAAGTTAATGAAAATCAATATTTAACTGATTTACCTTCAAATAAATCATTGACTCTCAGAGTTAATATGTCAACTGAGAATGAAAACGTTTCTCCAGCACTCGATATTAAAAATGCAACCTTTATCCTAGGTAGAAATAGAATCAATAAACCAGTATCAGACTATACTAAAGGAACTTCATTTAAAAATGGTACTGATGATCCACATGCTTCGGCAATGGTCACCAAACCAATTTTCTTAGAAAAACCAGCAACTAGTTTGAAAGTTCTTGTTGATGCTAATAAGACAGATTCTGCAGATTTCAGAGTTTTATATAAACTCTATAATGCTGATTCTACAGAGATAACACAATATTATGAATTGTTCCCAGGATATAAAAATCTTATAGATACTGACGGTGATGGATATGGAGATTCAGTTATCAATCCCGTAAATAATTCTGGACTTCCAGATGCTTATGTTGAAACTGGTGATTCGTTAACATATCATGAATATCAATTCAGCGTTGATAATCTCCCACAATTTAATGGATTCTCAATCAAAATTGTATTCTCCTCACCCAATGAGGGTAATGTTGTTAAACTGAAGAACTACAGAGCATTGGCATTGTCATAATATGAAGAGAAAATATATCCCAGTCGAAGGTCATAGTCATCTGTACCGTGATGATGAGACTGGGGCAATTGTTAATTTAAGTGATAGAGACTATTCAAATTATCTTGCCGATAAAAACAGAAAGATAAATCAAGAGTCTGAACTTAAACAATTGAGAAGTGATATTGATGAGATTAAATCTCTATTGAAAGAATTTCTCAAGGGATAAATACTTTGAGAATCTCTATTTTTAGAGAATAGGTTGAAAGAAACAAATGGCAAAACCTGCATCAAGACAAGAATTAGTTAGTTACTGCCTGAGGCGGTTAGGTGCTCCTGTTTTAGAAATTAACGTTGACGATGATCAAGTTGATGATTTAGTTGATGATGCACTACAATATTTCCAAGAACGCCATTTTGATGGTGTTGAGAGGATGTATTTAAAATATGTCATTACTCAGGATGACATTGATAGGGGAAGTGCAGAAATTGGGAACGTTGGGTTAACATCGACTACAGCGACATCGACTACAGGAAATCCTTATACCTGGTATGAAAGTAATAATTATATTCAAGTCCCAGACTCTGTAATTGGTGTAGAAAAAGTATTTAAGTTTGATACTAGTTCCATCTCTGGTGGAATGTTTAGTATCAAATACCAACTTTTCCTGAATGACTTGTATTATTTCAATTCAGTTGAACTCTTGCAATATGCGATGGTCAAATCATACTTAGAAGATATTGATTTCTTATTGACGACAGATAAGCAATTGAGATTTAACAAGAGACAAAATAGACTCTATTTGGACATAGATTGGGGTGCACAGACCGCAGGCAATACAATTGTTTTAGATTGTTATCGTATATTAGATCCAAGCACTTTCACAAATGTCTATAATGATAGTTTCTTAAAACTCTATCTAACAGCATTGATTAAAAAGCAGTGGGGACAAAATCTGAGCAAGTTTAAAGGAGTTAAACTTCCAGGTGGAATTGAAATGAATGGTGGAGAAATTCTTCAGCAAGCAGAATCAGAATTGTCTGATATAAAAGCAAGAATGACATCAGAGTACGAACTTCCACCATATGACTTTATAGGATAATGGCACTTAATCCCTATTTTCTACACGGTTCTAATACTGAACAAAGATTAATACAAGATTTAATCAATGAACAGTTGAGGATGCATGGTGTTGAGATTACATACATCCCAAGAAAGTTTGTCAATAAGAAGACAATTATTGAAGAAGTTCAAGCATCAAAATTTGATGAAAACTTTTCAATAGAGGCATATGTTGGTACATATGATGGGTATACTGGTGCAGGTGATATTCTCACAAAATTTGGAATGAGTTTGAGAGATGACGTAACTTTAATTATCTCTAAGGAGAGATATGAAGAGTTTATAGCACCATTTTTAGTTGGAGATGCTCAGATAGAGGTTGCAACAAGACCAAGTGAAGGAGATTTGATTTATTTCCCATTGGGAAATAGGTTATTTGAAATTAAATTTGTTGAGCATGAAAAACCATTTTACCAGTTAGGTAAAACATATGTTTATGAGTTGCAGTGTGAACTCTTCGAATATGAAGACGAAATCATTGATACTGATATTGAAGAAATTGACACTCTAGTTGAAGATATTGGATATATTGCAACATTGAATTTGATTGGTGTTGGAAGAACTGCAGATGTCACAGCAGTTCTTGGAACTGGATATGTTGATAAAATTTACCTAAATGATGATGGATATGGATTTACATCAGATCCTCTAGTTTCAATTACATCATCACCAACAGGAATACCCAATAATGATGCTAGAGCAGTTGCAATTACAACGACTAAAGGTGGAGTTACTTCCATTGAACATGTATATCTGACTTTTGCTGGTATTGGATATACCACAATTCCTACCATCACATTTGTTGGTGGAGGGGGAAGTGGAGCAGCAGCGACATGCTCTATCAATTCTAGTGGTTCTCAAGGAGTTGTTGCATTTGTTGTTAATGATGGAGGAACTGGATATGGAACAGCACCTCTAATAACAGTTTCAGACCCAGCGACTGGTTCAGATGTTGCCACTGGTATTGCATCTATGGCATATGATGGAACTAATTCTTATGTAAATTCTATATACATTACAAACTCTGGTTCAGAATACGTTGGAATTCCTACAGTGACTGTAGCAGACCCAGATGTTATTCTTGGAATAGGAACATACTTATTCAATGAAGTTGTACAAGGAAGCAGATCTTATACTACAGCAAGAGTTAAGGATTGGAACTTGGATAATTATATTCTTGAGATTTCCAACTTAGGAATAGGTGGAACAATAACTGGATTCTATCCTGGTGAAACTATTGTTGGACAGACTTCTGGTGCAGAATTTAGTCTTCGTTCTGTAGTTATAGATGACTTATATGATAAATACGCTCAGAATGACGAAATCGAACTTGAGGCAGATGCACTGTTAGATTTCACAGAATCAAATCCTTTTGGTAACTATTAATGCTTGGAACTTATTACTATCATCAGATTATTAGGAAGACTATCATAGCTTTTGGTACTCTTTTTAATGGTATCAATATACGCCATACTGAACAAGATGGAACTGCATTTAGTGATATTAGGGTTCCTATTGCATATGGACCAACTCAAAAGTTTTTAGCTAGACTTGAACAGCAAGAAAATTTAAACAAAGCTGTTCAGATTACATTGCCTAGAATGTCATTTGAAATGGTTTCTTTAAATTATGATCCAACTAGAAAGAGTAGTGTAACTCAGACCTTCAAGGCATGTGATGATGGTGGAAATATAAAAAAAGTTTATATGCCTGTACCATATAATGTTGGTTTTGAACTTAGTATTTTAACAAAACTGAATGATGATGCGCTACAAATCATTGAACAAATTCTACCTTTTTTCCAACCTTCATTTAATCTGACGATTGATTTACTAGATTCCATTGGTGAAAAGAGAGATATTCCAATGGTTCTTGACAGCATTTCATTCCAAGATGATTATGAGGGAGACTTTAGTACAAGAAGAGCATTAATTTATACTCTCAGATTTACTGCGAAAACATATCTGTTTGGTCCCGTCGCTGACAGTACTGAGGGTCTCATTCGTAAGGTTCAAGTTGATATGTATACAAATACAGATACTCAAACTGCCACAAGGGAGGTTAGATACACTGCAGTACCCGATCCAATTGATGCAGAACCAGGAGATGATTTTGGATTTACTGAGGAATGGTTAGATTTCTCGGATGGTAAGAATTATAGCCCAACTCGTCAACAAGACATTTGATTCTCATGCAAAATTTTGATAGTATTGATGATGCTTTGGACATCGATAGTAGCATCGTAGAAACTAATAAACCTGGTAAAATACAAAAACCAGAAAAAAAGACTGATATATCTAAGGATTATGAATATACGAGGGCAAATTTATATTCATTGATTGAAAAGGGTCAAGAAGCAATCAATGGAATTATGGAACTTGCTGGAGAAGGTGGAAGTCCTAGAGCATATGAAGTTGCTGGTCAATTAATTAAGAGTGTCGCTGATACGACAGACAAATTGATTGATTTGCAGAAGAAACTCAAAGATGTTGAAGAAGAATCTGACAAGAAAGGTCCAAATACGGTTACTAATAATGCAGTTTTTGTCGGTTCAACAACAGATCTTCAAAAAATGCTAAAGCAAGGTTTTCTAAATAATAAGGAATAGTTTATTATTGTGTCTAATATGGGTTCTAAAGAAAAGGACCATGAAGTTTCGATGGCGAAAAGCCAGGTGAGAAACTCTATCACAAACTTGAAGAGAGTTCAAAAAGTTCTCTCTTCGATGTCTGATGATGATAACTTACCTGCTTGGCTACAAGCAAAGATTACCGACACAGAACACAATACAGATGCTGCTGCTGGATATATGTCTGAAGGCAAGCGTGATGGAAAGTCTTCCAAAGATAAGGGGTATTCACTCCGCGATTGGTTCAAAGGTGGTGGTTGGGTACAAACTGGTGGTAAATATGATGGCAAACCTTGTGCTAAGCAAAAGGGTCAAAAAACCAAACCATATTGCCGTGATGCAGACGACCGTGCTGCAATGAGTAAAAAGGAAAGAAATAAGAGAGCAAGAAAAAAGCGTAAAGAAGATCCAAATCCAAACAGAAAAGGGAAGGCAAAAAACGTGAGACAAGAATCTTATTCTAACTGGAGAGAAGACTTACAAGAAGTTGGAGTTCCCATACCACCAAGAAAAGATGGGTTAAAAAAACTAATGGATCCACTCATTAAAAAATACGGTGGGGGTGAATTTGTCGAACCAAAGCCACAAGGATCTGCAAATGTTAGAAATGCACACTTCGAACTAGAAGGTGAACTGATAGAATATGCTGATGGTGGAGGTCAAATTGGCAAGGGCAGTGTCATGGCTGGTCCTAAATCTGGTGAATTTGTAGAAAAACTTCCTGGAAGAATTAAAAGAGCACTTAAAAAAGTCAAACCTGGATTCACTATCAAAGGAAATGAAATCCAAATCAATTCTTACGAACCAGAAGGTAAAGTAGTTTTTGAAGGCATTCCACATAATGCATATAAAGTTGGTCAAGAAATTCCAGCATCTGCAACTAAACCACAACCAAATAAAAGAAAGTTTAACGTTGACAAGACTGGTCTGAAAGGTCCAGAAGACCCCCTTCAAGAAGGTAAGAAAGATGCTTGCTATAAAAAAGTAAAAGCAAGTGCAAAAGTTTGGCCTTCTGCATATGCATCAGGTCGTTTGGTTCAGTGTCGTAAAAAAGGTGCTGCTAACTATGGAAAGTCGAAGAAGAACGAAGAATATGATACTTCAAACTGGAAAGATGATTTTCAACCACTCAATGTTGAAACTGTAAATATTATTGAACCAGAACCAATTAAAGGTGGGCAAAAAATTGATGAGAAGTGTTGGGATGGTTATACTCAAAAGGGTATGAAGAAGAAAGGTAAGAGACTTGTTCCAAACTGTGTAAAAGAAAAATATTCAAACTGGAGAGAAGAACTTGCTGAAAGTGATAGTCGTTTTGGTAGGGGTGAGGGGAGATATCAACCAACTGAGTATCTTAATGTTGACCCAAAAAAGCGTAAAGAGTCTATGGATTTTTGGAAAAAACATCTGCAGACGGCACCACCAGTAAGACAGGCATCTACAAAGAAAACCATTCAGGTAGCACACTTCGAACCAGAAGGTGAAATCATTGAGGGTGCTGCCTGGACAAAAAAGTCTGGAAAAAATCCTAAAGGAGGTTTGAATGAAAAAGGACGCAAGTCTTATGAGCATGAAAATCCTGGATCTGACTTGAAGCGTCCTAGCAAGAAGAAAGGAAACAAACGCCGCAAGTCATTCTGTGCAAGAATGAAAGGTATGAAGAAAAAACTTACCTCAAAGAAAACTGCTAACGATCCAGATAGCAGAATCAATAAGTCCCTCAGAGCTTGGAATTGCTGATATGAAAAGTTTCAAACAGTTTCTAAAAGAAAATATCACCATCAATGGCGATTTCAATGGAACTCTCAATGTAGGAGGGTCTTCACCAGAACAAGCAAGCGAATCATATATCGCTGATGTGGTCTGGGAAGGAAAAATATATAGAATGGAGATTGAAGGTTCTATGCCTTCTAAAAATGAACTTGCAGAAAATCTTCAAGGAGAATATCCTGGAGCGGTTGTTCACAACATTTATCCAGCAACATCAAGTTCATTAAATATCAAAAGTTCTCAAAGGTATAGACCAGAAAGATTAAGTTGGAGTGATTAATGGCTCAGTGGAATAAAAATCAACAGGACTACCTGAACCAGGAGAGAACACTCTTCGAAGTTTTCATGTGTGCCGACAGATATGGCAACATTGGAAACTGTGGAATAACTTCTGGACCCACTAGTGGTGGATCAGATGCTTTTGGTAGAATGAGAGTATCTGATACTTTCACTCTTGCTGACTATTCTCACATTTATGGTGAAGAGGTAGAACTTCTTACAAAGACTGTTGGTGCAGCATCTACAACCGAGGTAAACCCAAATACAGCATCTATTGCCTTGATTGTTGGAACTGGTGCGACAGATAAGGTGATTCACCAGTCCAGAATGTACCACCACTACATGCCTGGTAAGTCTCAATTTGTGCTGACCAGTTTTAACTTCACTGATGTAAGAGAAAATACTACGAAGAAGATTGGATATTTTGACGATAGAAACGGAGTATTTGTTCAACAGGAGGGAGACGGAACTGTTTCTGTTGTAAGACGATCATACAACACAGGAATTGCCAGTGATACAGTTGTCAATCAATCCGATTGGAACCTGGATAAGTTAGACGGAACAACTCTTTCTGGTATCAATATAGATTTCACAAAAACTCATCTATTCGCAGCAGACTTTCAGTGGTTAGGTGTTGGTAGAATTCGTTGTGGATTTGTCATCGGTGGGCAGATGGTTTATTTCCACGAGTTTAATCATTCCAATATTGAAGAACATGCGTATTGGTCACTTCCATCTCTTCCCATTCGTTGTGAGGTCGCTAATACTGGGGCTGCTGTAGGCATTACATCAATGGAACAAATCTGCTCCACTGTAATGAGTGAGGGTGGATATGTTGAGACTGGTGTTGAGTTTGGTGCCTTTGATGGTCCAATATCTTTTTCCGCTTCTGGTGGAGCAACTGCAAGACAATGTGTTATGGCAATTCGTTGTAAGAATACATTCAAAGGAATCCCAAATAGAACAACAGTAAGATTAACTGACATTGAAGTTTTGAGTGATTCTACAAACTGCAGAATTGAACTTTGGAGATTACCTGGAAATAGTAATATTACTGGTGGAACTTGGGTGGATGCTGATGCTGATTCGGCAGTAGAATATAATGTTACGGCAGGAACCAACTTTACAACAACTGGTGGAGATTTAAGACAGGCAACTTTGATTGCTGCTAATAATCCATCAGGTAAACAAGCATCTGCTAGTGTTGCATTTAATCCAACGACTGCTAGAAGATCTTATATCGCACAAAATATTGACTCTGATGACAGTAATATTTTTGCCGTTATTGTTCGGAACCTAGATACTAATACGACAACAGATGTATGGAATACTATTCAGTGGAGAGAAACTAGATAGGTGATTTTTTATGAGTGAAGTTTACTTAGGTAATCCAAACCTTAAGAAGGCGAATACACAAATTGAGTTTACAGAGGAACAAATCCTTGAGTTCCTTAAATGTAAAGAAGACCCAGTATATTTTGCAAGAAACTACATCAAGATCGTTTCTCTTGACCATGGTCTAGTGCCTTTTAATATGTATCCGTTTCAGGAAAAACTTATCCAGAATTTCCATGATAACAGATTTAATATTTGTAAGATGCCACGTCAGACTGGTAAGTCTACTACTTGTGTATCATATCTTCTGCACTACGCTGTTTTTAACGATAATGTTAACATCGCCATCCTAGCAAACAAGGCGTCAACGGCAAGAGATCTTCTAGGTAGGTTACAACTTGCATACGAAAACTTGCCAAAGTGGATGCAACAGGGTATTATATCATGGAACAAAGGTAGTTTAGAACTCGAAAATGGCTCCAAGATTTCGTCTAACTCTACTTCTTCATCTGCTGTCCGAGGCGGATCCTATAATGTCATCTTTCTTGACGAGTTCGCGTTCATCCCGAATCACATTGCTGATGACTTCTTTGCCTCTGTTTATCCTACTATTTCTTCTGGACAGAGCACAAAGGTAATTATCGTTTCTACCCCCAGGGGTATGAATCACTTCTACCGCATGTGGCATGATGCGGAGAGGAATAAAAACGAGTATGTGCCTACTGATGTCCACTGGTCTGAAGTTCCTGGTAGGGATGATCAGTGGAAAGAACAGACTATTGCCAACACTTCTGAAGCACAGTTTAAGGTTGAGTTTGAGTGTGAATTCTTAGGATCGGTCAATACACTCATCAATCCAGCAAAACTTAGAAATCTTGTATATGAGAGTCCAATACAAAGAAATGCTGGATTAGATATTTACGAGAAACCAAAACCAGAACATAATTATATGATGACCGTAGACGTTGCCCGTGGATTGGGTAATGACTATTCAGCATTTATTCTTTTCGATATTACAGAGTTTCCTTACAAGGTAGTTGCAAAGTATAGGAACAATGAAATCAAACCAATGCTATTTCCAAATATTATTTTGGAGACTGCGAAGGGATACAACAACGCTT